GCTTTACTATATCTACTAATCCATCTGCAAGAGCCGAAGAAAATTTCGTTGCTACTGCTGCACAAACTACCTTCACTATTACGGGAGGTTATGTAGTAGGATTAGTAGATGTATATGTCAATGGAGTTAGATACTTACCTACAGACTACACAGCCACAAATGGCACGACAGTAGTATTAGGCATAGGGCTATTGGCAGGAGATGCTGTGACTATATTAAACTATACGTCAAGCATTGCAGCTTTGCCAACATCAAGAAACGTGCAAGACTTTACTGCAACAGCAGCACAGACTACGTTCACAGTTACTAATGGCTACATAGTAGGACTTATAGATGTATTTGTTAATGGTTCAAAGTTAACCTCTTCAGAGTTTACAGCTACTAATGGAACTACATTTGTTCTTACAGTAGCTTCTACAGTAGGAGACCAAGTACAGAGCATTAACTACACAGCAAGTGTTAATGGCATAAGTGGTGCAGGGACAATAAACTACGTGCCTAAGTTCACAGCAAGTGGTACGATAGGTAATAGTTCTATTCAAGATAGTGGTAGTGCTTTGACATTTGGCTTAGCATCTACGTTTTCAGGTATTGTAAACATAGGAACTGCTGGTACTGAAAGACTAAATATATTTGGAGCAGGTTCTCAATATATAAATATTAAAAATACTACAACAAGTGCAGATATGTTTGTTGGTATGTCATCAGCACTTGCTGCTGCTTATATTGGTACTGGTAGTTCAAATCCTGTTGTATTTGTAACTGCTGGCACAGAACGTATGCGAATTACCTCTACTGGCAACGTGGGAATTGGAACGAGTTCGCCTAGTTATTTATTGGAATTAACTAAAACAAATTCAGGAACTGCGTCATCAGTATCTCCAATCTTTTCAATTACTAATCAAGGTAGTGGAAATACTGCAAGGATTAGATTTTCAGATGGGGTTACGGCAGACGGAAGTATTACTTTTACTGGTGGTACGACAACCGCATCACAATTATTAGGTTTTGGGTGTAGTGGAGTTCAGCAAATGGTAATAAATGGCAATGGCAACGTAGGAATTGGGGCAAGCACATCTACTGAGTTAAGGTCACAACTTACTGTTTTGGGTGCAGGGCAAAATACGTCGGCATTGACTGATGCAGGTGCAACCACAGGTACAATAGAAATTAACTCAAATGTTAATGGTTTCAATCGTGGTGGTGCATTAACATTTGGTGCAATATTAGACAATGGGTCATATCTTCCTTTTGCGGCAATAAAAGGATTGCTTCAAAATGGTGTTGGTAACGGGGTTGGAAACTTGGCGTTTTCTACCAGAAATTCCACTGGAGCAACAGCACTCACAGAACGTATGAGTATTGCATCTACAGGGGCAGTAACTATTGTAGGTTCTTTATCTAAAGGTTCAGGTTCATTTAGAATAGACCATCCTTTAAAACCTGATACGCATCAATTAGTTCATTCATTTATTGAAGGTCCTCAAGCAGACTTAATATACAGAGGCAAGTTAACTCTTGTTAGTGGAAAGGCTCAAGCTAATATTGATGAGGTGTCTACAATGACAGAAGGAACTTTTGAAGCATTATGTAGAGAAGTTCAATGTTTTACCACCAATGAGAATGGGTGGGATTTAGTAAAAGGAAAAGTAATAGGTAATATTATTTATATAGAAAGTCAGAATCCAAATTCAACAGATGAGATATCGTGGATGGTAATAGGAGAAAGAAAAGATAAACATATGATGGATACAGAATGGACAGATGAACAAGGTAAAGTAATAGTAGAACCATTAAAAGCAAAATAAGATGACAAAAATATCCAATCAATATAGTTTAACCAATATACTAACGGCTGATTTAGCAAATAGTCGTTTAGGGATAAATAATGTTAGCCCTGCTTATTCTTTAGATTTAACAGGGACTGCGAGAACATCAGGAGCAACTTATTTAGCTACTGCTTCAGGGAACGTGGGTATTGGAACGATTATTCCTGCCAATGCTCTTTCTATAGATGAAGGGACTGCAACTGCTTCTTATTTACAATTCACAGCAGGAACAACAACAGGACAATTAGCAACAGATGGATTTGAGGTTGGTATTGATGCTTCAGCAAATGCTATAATTAATCAGCAAGAGAATTTACCTCTTATGATTTATACTAATGCCACAGAACGTATGCGAATTACCTCTGCTGGAAATTTATGTGTTGGTAATACAACAGAAATAACCCCGACATATAATTCATTTTTTTTAGGTGGATCAAAACCTGCACTTATAGGTATAAAAAATGCTGTTGGAGCTGATGTCGGTTATCTTTATGTTAATGCAGGTACATCACTATTTACTCTTGAATCAGCAGGAGCAACTCCATTATTATTAAGTACTAATGGTGCAGAACGTATGCGAATTACAAGTGGTGGGAATATAGGTATTGGAAACACAGCTTTTGCAAATACAAGAGTAACCATTACGGGTATAAGTACAACAAGTTCTAATTATGGGTTGGTAGTCAATAATTCAAGTAATAGTAATTTGTTTTTAGTAAGAGATGATGGGGCAGTTACAGCAGCTGGTACTATATCTACTGCTGGTAGTGTAAGTGCTTCTGGGAATGTACAAGGGAATACTTTAATTGCTAACTCAGCTATACACACTTATAATGTACAGCAATATTATTATGGAAATACTTTTACTTTCACACCTCCTAATATGTTAAATTCTAGTGTAGATAACTCTAATATGCGTATCTATATGATTTGGATTTGGGGAGTAAATGGTGTAACAGAAGCAGGTGTTAGAGTTTGGATGGTAGCAGTAAATGGTCCTGGAACATCATATACTGCAAATGAGATTTTAGGAAGAGATGCAAATGGTGGAACAGGATTAAATATATACAGGTCTTCAGCAACACAAATATCTATTAACTCTAATAATAATGCTTTCATTAAATTTGTAAGTGTTATGCAATTAGCAACTGGAGGTGGTTAATTCTTATACAGTTGATAATTAACTAACTAATAAAAAATAAATAGAAATGTCAAAAAATACTAATTTATCCTTCCTGACAGATTACATTACTGCCGACATCACCAATGGTAGAATTGGTATCAATAACGCTTCGCCTACGGTTGCTTTTGATGTGACAGGAATTGCTAGGGTGAGTGGGAATATGGGAATAGGTGGTGGAACTCCATCAATATTTACAGGATATTCAGTTGCTTCATTTGGTAGTTTATCAACAACAAGCAATGGAATTACAATTGCAAGTACAACTACTGGAAATGGACTAATTGAATTTGCTGATGGTACAACTGGTAATCAAGCATATAGAGGATATCTTCAATATGCCCATACTGCTGATTCCTTATCATTTGGAACTGCTGGTTCAGATAGAATGATAATTACCTCTGCTGGCAACGTAGGGATTGGAACTAATGCACCAAATTATAATTTACATATAAATGATAGTGGTACTGGTGGAATACTTCAATTTACTTCAAGTGCTACTGGAACAACAACATCAGATGGACTACTTGTTGGGTTAGGTGATTCGGGTGCAGCATTATTTTTAAATAGAGAAAATACTCCAATGCTTTTTTATACTAATAATACAGAACGTATGCGAATTTTGAGTGGTGGGAATGTGGGTATAGGAACTACTACTCCAGGTCAAAAATTAGATGTTAATGGTAATATAAGAGCAGCAGGAGCATTTGTTCAGGCAACAGGAAATATATATGTTGGTGATTGGGTAGGATTTTTTGATGTAAGCACATCAACATCAAAAGTTTATTTATTACAACTTGTTCCAACAGAGACAATCCCATTACTAAATTATAGGTTGTTTGGAGTAATTCAAACAAATACTGTATCTGGTACCTATTATTTTACTTCAATAGCTTCACAAACAATGGAAGTAAGATTTGTAGGAAATACAATACAAGCAAGAATAACTAATGGGAATGGATATTATTTCAATTGGAGCATTACACAACTTTGTTAAAAAATAAAAAAACAAATAAATATGACAAACTTTTTTTGGAGCGTATATCAACTTGATACAGCTCCTACTCTTGACGGGCTTACTGATGTAGTTATCACAGTTCACTATGGTAGAACAGCAGTAGAAGGAGAATACACAGCGTATTCTTATGGAACAATGGGGTGTGCCACTCCTTCAGAAACAGACTTCACAGTCTACGACGACTTGACATTTGAGCAAGTATGTGGATGGTTGGAAAATGGGCTCGACTATGAGGCTATCGATGCAGGACTTGTTTCAAGCATCGATAATCAAATCAATCCACCTGTGGTGGTTAAGCACCTCCCTTGGGTTCCTGTAGTAGAAGCTCCTATTGTTGAAGAACCAATTGAAGCACCTACCCCAGAAGTATAATGGCAAAAATACCCGATAATATAGTCTCAATTATGATGGTTGACAATGCGGGGGCAGTAGTATCTGTCCCCGTATCTGACTTTATATCAGCAACCACCACTACAGTAGTCTCTGCCCCCGTTGTAATCCCTTCAGGAAAGCAACCTAAAGCGGAAGTTATTAACACTACCATTGAAACAAGCGTAGCTATAGAGGCAGACCCTAATTATCTTACGATGCCTAACAGCACGCAGGATAATTTAATAAACTCTGTTGCATATCAGAACGCTAACAAAATCGGGTTAAACACAAAGTCACCTTCTTATCTATTAGACGTAAAGGGAGACTCCATTAACATAGGCTCATCTAGCTTACCTAACGGGTATAGAATAAATAGCCTACTAGTAGCCTCCGCAAGTTCTACCCTAAAGACTATCTACTTAGGAGACGATACTAAGCTTAATATAATAAACTTATTCTCGCTTATCATTGCGGGGTTAATTCCTGCAAGTCCTACTACAAAGACAAGAATACTAGGTATTGGCGATACAGGCTTAGTTACAACCTTTACAATGCCTGTGACTGGCTCAGTACTGTTCTCGGACGGAATTACCTTAGCTTCAGACCCTGCTCATTTCTTTTGGAATGACACCAACAATAGGCTAGGTATCTTAACAAATGCTCCCGCCTACACATTAGATGTTAACGGTACAGTAAGGGCTTCAACAAGTTTAATCACCCCCGTTATTGGCAATGCAGCAGGCATCACAGCTAACAACACTTGGACATATACGTCTAATATAAACGTTCCTGTAACACCTGTAGATGCAACCCACGCAGCCTCTAAGCAGTACGTTGACGACACCGTCTTAACAGGATTAAGACTTGGAGCTTCTATCAAGACCGTAGCAACCTCAAACGTTGGTCTTAGTGGACTTTCTGCTGTCAATGGATATACTCCTATAGCGGGTGATAGAATACTTGTTATAGGGCAAACAAATGCTACTGAGAACGGTGTCTATGACGCAGCGTCGGGAAGTTGGACAAGGTCTGCTGACTCAGATACTGACGCAGAACTTAGGGGTTATCAGTACCTAATTACAGCGGGTACTTTTATTAACACAAGGTACGGAAATACAAACCTAACTGCTATAACTATTGGCACAACCAATATTACTTATCAGCAAATATCTAATGCTGAGACAGACCCAATCTTTACAGCATCGCCCTCATTTGGCATCACCAACACTAACATTTCTAATTGGAATACAGCGTACGACAGGTCTGCTATAACGTTAGCTGTAGGCGGAACAACAACAAAGACAATAACATTAACTAAGCAGAATGGAACTACGTTAACAGCCTCGTTTACAGATACGGTTACAAGTGTATTTGGTAGAACAGGAGATGTAGTACTACAATCGTCTGACGTTACTAATGCTTTAGGTTATACTCCTTATAACGGAACGAGCACTTCGATTAAGGAGCTATTTAGTGCGACTGCTCCATTGTCTTATTCAAATGGATTATATAGTATATCGCAAGCTACAACGTCTTCTAATGGCTACCTTTCAAGTACTGATTGGAATACATTTAATGGCAAAGAAAGTGTATTGACATTTACTGCTCCGCTAGTTAGAACTACTAATGCAATATCAATTACTCAAGCAACTACTTCAACAAATGGATACTTGTCTTCAGCTGATTGGACTACCTTTAATAGTAAGCAAGCAACTATTACATTAAGTACTCCCTTAATTACATCAGGAAGCGTACAAGCAACATTTAACTCCGCCACAGGAGCATTAAGTATACCTTATTATGCAAATGTAGTTACTTCTATTGTAGAAGGAACAGGAATAACAATTAGTAATAGTTCAGGAGCAGTAACAATAAACTCTACAGCAGGAGCAGTTCCTTCTTTAGCACAAGTTTGTGCGATAGGCTCAAACGCTACAGGATTTGTTATTACGGCAACTTCATTCTTTGAATCTTCTGACATTCGATTAAAGACTGTACTAGGAGAAAACCCTAATGTAGATTTATCTAAACTAGATGTAATAAAGTACCTAAGAACTACCCACGATAAAGACAAGATTCGCTACGGATACTCAGCTCAAGAGGTACACGATTTATGCCCTGAGTTAGTTAACACAGATGCCGAAGGATATTTATCTGTCAACTATACAGACACACATACGCTACTTATATTATCTTTACAGAATCGGATTGCAGAACTAGAAAGAAAATTAAATGCCAACTAATTGGGACACCATTCCTGCGTTAAAAATCATTACTGCTGAGAATATTACTGACGCAATTAATGACTTTAAATTAGTGCCTAGAGAGAATGCTATTTCTATGGGTGAGCCTAAGAAGGCAATGAGTATGACTAGGATGGCTGGAACTTTCTGGTTTGATACTAGTAATCCATATTATGACGCAAAATTTAATTCTCCTTCAAATCCTACAGGACTACAATTAGTAGCAAAGCAAGATATAACTCCATTTAGACCTAATATTGGTTTAGAGGCAAGGACTATATTACCCGCTGCTTATAATGCTTTAAGTAATTTAAATAAGGCTAACTTTAGCAGAGATGGGTATAAGGTATCTCAAAACTCTTCTGGTTCATTAGGAAGTCAAGCATCTAACTATACAATTGGACAACAATTCTACTACGCATTCCATTTTATAAATACAGGCACAATAGTTACGCAGGGTAACGTTGTGTTTACCCTAACAATTCCTAATGGGCTATCTTGTGTTTTATCAGGGGGGCAACCTATAATTTCCCACCTAAGAGGCGGAACTTCTTTTACACCAAGTGTAGCACCTACGTTGGTTGGCAACACATTAACTATTACAGTTACTGAACCTACAAATCCTTACAACATATCTACTAATCCTGCCGCATATCATGTAAGTGTGTTAATGACATCTTATTTAAATTCAGGCTGGGACAATGGTTCACCTCCGCCTGCTATAGTTTATATGCCAACGGTGTCATCTGCATTCTATGCGGTAAATAGTCCTTTATCTTCTGATTTTTATATTAGTTTAAATTATGCGTCTTTAACAATAACAAAGACAAACCCATATCCAACAACAATAACATTTAATCAAGAGTTTGACTACTCAATGGTAGTATCTAACTCTAGTACAGTTGCTGCAACGGGGGTAGTATTTACCGACGTTTTACCAACAGGAGTAATATTTGTCTCTATTACTGAGGTTCCTTCTGGTTGGACTGCGTCTGTATCAGGGCAGACAGTTACCGTGAATGCAAATGCTAACAGCGTTGTTTATCAAGGCAACTATCCTATTAAAATAAGGGTAAGAGCCACAGGAGAAAATACTAATATTAGTAATACTGCAAGCGTATCAGGAACTAATTCCTTTGCCACAAGTGCCACTAAGACTAACTACATTGACTTTAAGAGAACTCCTACATTAGTATATCAAGGATATTCTACTTGTTCTTCAGGTGTAACGTATCAGGTTTTTAGGGACGACAACATCCTATCATCTAACCCTCCTAATTATTATGTAAATAATGTAAGTGTAGGAACTACTCCGCCTTCTAACGGAGCTTGCACTTTTGTAGGAAATGCTACTACGACTCTACCATCAGTAGGAACTAAGTTAGATTGTACTAATAATTGTTATCCTACAACAAGTGTAGCAGGAAGTACCGTTTATTTAAATCAAGCAGGATACCCTTCTTATACGACAACAGGAACATATACATCAACTATTTCCCAAACAGACGCAAATACTCAAGCACAAGATATATCAAATGCTGCTTATGAAGCAGGCTTGCAAGCAAAGTTTAATGCAGAGGGATTCTGTACTTGGACAGCATCTAATGTAGCGGGTAACTATAACGCTAACTTTACTAGAAACAACTGCGGGGCTAACTGTTATGGTAACGGAACTGTAAACTATGCGTCTCCTACTCAGTATGCCTCTGCCGTATCTACAACATCTTGCGAAGAAGCAGTATCTACTGCCACAACAGCTGCTTATAATATGGCAGTAGCAAACGTAAATACTAACGGACAGAACTTTGCTAACGCTAACGGAACTTGTTGTTGTTTTGTTGCAGACCCTGTTTGCGATGGATGTAATTACTTAGGTAACAGAGAAAGAAATAATTGCGACGGGACTTATAGAAATACAACCCCAACAGAATACAATTCTTGTAGATGTAATCAAAATTGTCAAGGTACATACTATACAGATTTTGTTTGTGACAATAGAGACAAGGTGTTTGTGCAGAAATATAATTGTAATGGAGTTGCTACAGGGGCTACAAATAGAGTCAACTGTGGTTGCGACGCAGGTTCGCAAGAGCTTTCCCCTACAGGCTTTGACACTTGCGTAAACTGCACAACATTTACAGTATATTATGACGGAAATAGATGTTCTGGAACAGGCGGGCATTACATTGTTAATGGAGGTAGCGTAGGAACGACAGAACCATCAAGAGGAGGTTGCAACACAAGTAGCAGTTATGGTATATCTAGAGGAGTTAGGTGCTTTAATGGAACAAATTATAATGTATACGAAGATGCAAATGGTTGCGGGGGCGGAGAACAGTACCAATATAGGAATGGAGCGGACGAAGTACAATTCACATCTAATGAATTTGGGGGAGACCCTTGTACGTTCTACGCCTATAAAAGCCAAAACTTCACAAGGAATAACTGCGGGGCAGGTTATGTTGGAGGGGTGGTTAATTACTCAAATACTTACTCGTACACAGGAATACTTAATCAAGCTGGAGCCAACGCAACGGCTGATGCCAACTTCCCTAACGACGGGCAGAACTACGCTAACGCAGTAGCTTCTTGTACAGCCATTCAGGTATGTAAGGTATATGACATCATTGCCTACGACTACGGATATTACGTTGATGGTTCTTTTACTTACTGTAATGGAGGATTAGGATACTTTAGTTTCTACGCTAACTCTTCGGGAGTTATTGGACAGACTCCTTGTGTAAATGAATACTCAGTATCCATAAGCAACTATGGCAACGGGGCTTCAGTACAAGAAGCATACACTTGTTAATATTATTGTTTTTATTATTATATTTGCACAACAAAACAGATTACATTTGCACAACCAAACAAAAGAGAGATGAATAAATTCTTAACAATTGCAAAGGCTTGGGGGATAGCCGTTTTTCATACAGACGAACAGAAAGAATTAGCTGACAAGCGTTCTGCGGTTTGTTCTACTTGCCCATCACTACAAGAAGTTGACGTAAAGAATATGACAGGAGGATTAGTTAATAACTACTTCTTATGTGGTAGCTGTGGATGCCCCTTGCAAGGTAAGATATATACACCTGTAGATAGTCCAAAAGAACAGAAGTGCCCATTAGACAAATGGGAGAATTAATATTATATTTGTAAAATTTTAAATCAAACAGAATGGAAAAGATTAAATTGTCATTAGCAGAACTGCTAACATTAGAAGCCGAGTTAAATGGCTATGTAAATCCTCAATCAGGAGAACAAATTTTATCAGGATTTCTTAAAGAGAAATTGAACTTAGCTACTAAGTATTGGCTAACAAAGTTATCTGATAAGTTAACTTCTAAGAAGAAAACTATTGAGGTATTGCGTGACGAGCTTATTAAGAAGTTTGGCGAAGAGAAGGATGGTAGCATCGGGATTGAAACATTTTTAGACGAAGAAAAAACAAAGGTTAATCCTAAGTTTATTGAGTTCCAAGACGAATGGGCTAAGTTACTATCTGAAGAAGAAGAGATTGAATACAATCCTTTGACTGTAAGTGACTTAGAAAAGATTGATTCTGAAGGGAATTACAACTTAGTATTTAAGTTAGTTAAGGAAGACTTAGCTAAAGACAATGACTGATAACCAATTAATTTGGTTTGCTATAATATGGGGGGCGGTATGCGTAAGTTTTATCGCCTTCCTAGTGTATAATATTTGGAGATTCCAAAAAGATTGGGAGATTACCTATAAAAAGATTTTGAGATAGGATTAAAGTGGTTTATCTTTGTATCATAACTTACAAGATAAATGAACAATAGTAGCCCTGAAACAGGAATAATAAACGTAGCTCTTAGTTTAATTAGTGCCGCAGTTTCCCTAGCAAGTATTCAAAGTTTCGTAGGAATTATAGCAGGAGTAGTTGCAATTATATCGGGTTCGTTTGCTATCAGATACTATTATCATAAAACAGAAGAAGTTCTCAAGACTAAGAAAGATGTTGACTGATTTCTTTAAACATAAAAAAGTATATTCACACACAAGACTCATTTCTATAATTGGGTCTTTTGTTATTTTCGGGGCTTTTATATGTTATCCAGATAATAGTGGATTACAGAACCTAATGGCAATTATTATATCAGCGTCATTAATTAATGCTACCGCATCTAAATTTTCAAAACAAAATGATTACGAGCCAACAAGCAATGAAGAAGTATGGGATGCCGAGTGCGAGCAACCCGAATATGGTCCTGTGGGACGTACCAAGCGAACTAGAGATAGGGGTAATTCCTAAAAGAATATATTGCAATAAGGATATGGTTGTTCCGTTGTCTAACGCATTTAAGAAACTTATTGATACGAATTGCGTTGATGAGCTAAAGACGTGGGATGGATGCTTTAATATTCGTAAGAAACGTGGACTAATATCAATGAGCTTACATTCGTGGGGAATTGCCGTGGATGTAAATGCTTTCGAAAACGGACTTAATCAAATACCTAAGTTATCTAAAGAATTTGTAGAATGCTTTACAAGTTCTGGATTTGATTGGGGCGGATGCTGGCAAAGAAAAGATGGTATGCATTTTCAACTTAGTAAAATTTGACAAATTATGGAAAATAAACGTGCCAAATTCGGAAGTTTACCGATTTACTTATTATTATTTATCATCTTAATGGCTGCGTCTTGTAAGCCATCTAAGGTAGTAACAGTTGTATCCGAAAAGATACGCATTGATACGATTATAAACGAAAAGACTATTGTAAAGTTTAACGCTATCCACGACACGCTAACAATTGACAATCCTTGCGATTCTGCTGGCATCTTAACGACTTTCTATAGCAAGATAACACTACCACAAGGAAAGATAATTATAAGGTCTTACAGAGGCAA